TTGGACTTCCTTTCTCAGGCCCTCCATTTGATACATTCTTCCATTACGATTGCAGATGTCTCCTTGAAGGAAGATACCTTCAATGAACATACTTTTTTTACCGTTCTTTTCTTCAACGATAAAATCAACTGTTTCGATTTCTTCTCTAATAAGTTGCATTGTTCTCAGGATCTTTGTACTTGTTGGATGTGAACGGTGCCAGTTCCAGATGCTGTAACTGCAGCAACCTTAATTGACCTTCTCAATGTTGCATAATTTGGATCAAATGTTCCTACAACGGAGGAAGAATTATAATCAATGACACATCTTGTACCAAAAAATCCACCAATATTAGCGGTATTATTGACTGATAGAACGTTTTGATGTGCAAAATCAAATGCTGATTGACCATCAACAGTCAACGATACTGCCTCTCCTACTCCAAAAGGACATCCAGTTCCTTCTGGAAAATCTAGAGTTGTAGTAGTTCCTTTTGTGTATGCAACAACTCTTTGAGATGCTACAGGTCCAAGCGAAATCTCTGCAGTATCAGTTGTAGTTACAAAGAAGTCTGAAGAAGTTGCAGTTGGGTTATTGCCATATGCAATATGAACCCCTGCATTCAGTGCTACAATTCTAATAGTATCCGATTGTTGCGGAATTGCTGATGTTTGAGTAGAAGAAGTACTAGTTGCAAAAGTAGTATTGACTCCTACTGGTCGTGTCGCGCCCATTATTTTAATTACAATAGTTACTTATAAAGGTATTTAGTATTACTCTTCTTCTGAAGGTCCTGTTTCTACCTCAGATTCAATTTCTTCATCAGAAACTGGCTCATCAAAAATTGATGCGGCAACGTTTGGTCTGATAGTTTCAATCTGTTCTGCACTCTTTGCAAACAAAATGTCTTTGATTTTATCACTGATTTGTGATGCAGACTCGTCATCTTTGACGAGCATGTCCATAAGGTCATCCATGTTGATTAATAATTACTTTAAAGTTTATTTAGATTACACCACCGGCTGGATTTTTTGGAGCCGCTGGATCTTTGGGTATTTCTGGTGACTGAATTGCATCGCCACCACCAGTATCAGGTGGAAGTGCACCACCCATTTCTGGGCCCCCAGCCATTCCAGGATCCATTGCAATTGCATTAGGATCGGGAATTACACCGTTTTCGATTTCTTTTTCGATCAATTCATCTTGCTCAATAATTTCATCATCAGTCTGACGGAAGATACTTCTTCTTATATAATCAGAAGAGTAATACTTACCAATATATGGTTCCATCAATGTTGCAAGATTAATTCTTTCTGTCAGCAACTCTGCATCTTTTAGTTCTGCAAAGTGATTGTCATACATGAAGTCATATTGGATATGATCTGCCATGTACTCCCAATCTTCGGGAGTCACAATATTCTTAAGAAGAAGTTGAGTTCTCAACATGTCGTTAAACATATCAGAGAATCTCTTTCTCATTCTTCCAACAAACTTGGAGAACTTAACCTCGTCTCTCAAGATTTCAGAAGAACGACCCAGTGACATACCAGAACCTTCACCTTCAATTCTGGTTTCAGGAACATTCAATGCCCTATAAAGTTTTCTTTGGAAGTAATTGATATCAGTGATTTCGCCAAGGTTCTGACCACCAGGAAGTGTAGTAATTTCAGTACCACGACCACCTTCTCTTCTAGGTAACCAGAAGTCTTCCATCATAGACATGAACTTCTTATCATCACGAAGTTCGCCAGTGTTTGCATCATAGACTAACTTGTTTCTATAACGCATCATGACATCACGCAGATACTGTTCTGCCTTCTGTTTGGGAAGATTACCAACATCAATATAGAAGATTCTTCTTTCTGGTGCTCTTGATAGTCTGTAGATAACCAAACTATCCTCAATCATCATCAACTGATTGAGTGGTTTGATTGCCTTATGCATCCAGGACAATGTAAGTCCTTTGTTTCTATCTACCAGACCAGATGTACAATAGGTAACAGAATCACGAGTCATCTTGACTCCTTTCTGTGGATTACCACCATACCCAGTACCAGTACGAGCATCTGGAGTGTAGATGAAGAATTCTTCTATCTCTGGAAAATCGTATGAAGTTTCATTGGAATTTGTAAATGCTGTTTGTGATGTTTGAAGACTATCAGGACCCTTCTTCTTTAACTTACGAACATACCGCATTTTTGCCGAGTCAATGTATCTCAGCTCTTGAATACCATCTTGTGGTTTCTTTTGGTCAATAACTTTATTATAGTAAAGTCTTCCGTCAATATACCAATTCCTAAAGATTTCGTGTGCCTTCTTATCAAAGTCAAGAAGTTCAAGAATGTATCTAAACTCTTCTCTTACCTTTTTCTTGATATTATCACTTGCACTTAGATTGGACAGTTCGATTGATACTGGAGTATCATTTGTATCTGAAACAATTGCTTCGTTTACAATATCTTCGATCGCACTATCACATTCTGGATAGAGTGCCATCTGACGATATCGTCTGATTAAATCAGTCTCGTTCTTATATACGCCTTCAATATCTACGTAGCTACCAAAAAAACCGCTACTGACATAGTTCTCCGATCCATCCTGATTATTGGGTGGAATCGGAGATACTACACCAGGCGGTGTTTTTTCGCCATCTTCAATTGAGTAACCAAATAGTCTCGCCATTGCAATATATTTACTAGAAGTGTATCTCCTAGTTATTTATCACTCAATCAAAACTTCACCAGCACCACTACCAGAAGACTCCAGTGAGTTGCCAATCGTATAGTATTGAACATCGAATGATACAGTAAATTCTTCTAGCGTATCCCCACTATCATATCCGAGTGCAATTTCACTGATATTCGTTGGGAAAATATCGAAGAACTTATACGTTCTCAGAACTGCGGACTGACCACCACTATTCGTGGTTGAAAATCTTTCAGCACCTCTACCGAGTTGCTGAACATATGCGTCAGTCATATACGATGATGGGTTGGTAACACCAGTTGCATCATCAAGTTTGCTGATAACGTTTGCCCATCTCTCGAACGATGTTCTGAGTTGAAAGTCTTCATCATTGATGATGGTGACTGTCCATGGGTCAAAGGTTCTGTCTCCAGCAACCTTTAATTGTCTACCTCTAAAAGGTACAGGAATTGAAGGTGTGTTTGAAGCGGGAAGGGCTGCAGCCTTACAAAGGAACTTAAATGTTCCATTCTCCGACTGGTCACCACTACCCCAGGCATCAGAAATTGCTGATGGGAATGATGGAATTGAAACTTCAAATAGATTGGGGCGGGCGCCACCGCCCGCTAATCTAGATTTGAATTGTGATAATGATTTTGTGTCTGCCATTAGTTGATCCTCCTAGTAGTTATTTAATATAATCAAACAGTACCAATTACTTCTTCGAAGTCAACACCCGTTCTAGTGGCAACGAACGTCAAGGTGACGAAGTTGATAGACTTGGTTGGCTTCAGGAAGATATCAGCTCTAAACTCATTGTTGTCAATGACATCTGGAGTGTTGTTGGATTCGTCACAAATAACTCTGAAATCATAAACACCTCTCTTGGCTTGAACATCTCTCAAATAGGGTTCGACAATGTTAACAAAGTTTGCTCTAGTGTTAGAGTCATTGAGTTCGAACAACTGGTCATTTGCAGCTCCCTCAAGAGCTTGTTCTACAGTCAAGAACAATCTTCTTACGTTAATTCTATCGAAGGCCGAAGAATATGCAAGAGCAGTCTTGTCACCGTAAAGTGCAATACCAGAACCTCTTTGGTTGATGATTGAGTTCACTCTAGCAGAGTAGAGTTCGTCTCTTTGATTCTTAGTTGGGTTGTATGCCATCTTAACAGCATTATTCAGAACACCTCTCTGGAGACCAGCAGGGGAGAACCAAGGATATGCATTAAGTGCAGTTCTTACCATCAGACCAGCAATATCACCATTGGTTGGGATATAACGGAATGCGTTATTGAATCTATCGAAGGTATACTTATAACCAGTATCAAACACCGCATAAGACGATGATTGTAAAGGTGAATAGAAACCTAATACGTTTGCGGTTTGTGTATTAGAATCAGTTACATTTACAACATTAGCTCTATGCGGAGAGATAGTCGCAACACAATCTTTCCTCTGTTCCGCAATAGAAATTAGAAGATTGGCCTTCGCTTGTGATTCATTTTCTACCGCAAGTCCTGGACCCATGATTAGATAATCAACTGCAATCTCATCTTTATTAGAAAATAGATTGTAACCTTGCAACAGACCTGGGAGGTCAGCTGACATACCCTTATTTGCACTATAGTCAACACCACCAGTTAGTGTGTAACTTACATTTCCTAGTGATGAGAAATTAGTATTTTGTGCTTCTTGACCCCAAAGGCCTTCGGCAGTGGTATATGGTGTGGTCGCAGTTGAGAAACCAGATGCTGTTGGAATCGTATTCCAATAAGTATCTTGTGCATTAGATGGATTAAATCCAGCAAAAGCAAACTTCGAGTTGTTTGCAATGAATTCCTTGTAGTAAGTCCTAGTAGGATTGTCTCCATCAGCAGTAGCATCAGAAGCCTTGGACAACGATACAAATCTCTCAACAATATTACCTTGAACGCCGGTAACATCTCCACTGTCGTCTACAACCACTACGTGGATTGCGTCGTTTGCACCAGATCTTTCAGTTACAAATCTGTTAGATACTGGTCTTGGTGCAATGTTTCTCCAGTAAACTGTAGAGTTATTAAGACCAAGAGTTTGTTGATCGTACCAATCAGTGACTGTTGCACTGGTGAATGTCGTAGCCGCAATACCACTGGCTGGAGTAGTAATTAGTGTATCACCATCAGAGAATGAATTTGCAGAATTGTAGTTCTGATAATCAACAGGAGTCTCAGATCCTGCAATTGATGTCAATGTTTGATATGTAACAGCTGTACCAACCAATGCAGATTGTGCAATACCTACAGCCAATGTGATTGTAGAAGAGCTAAAACTTACAATACGAACTCCACCTTCGGCACCATCAACTCCGGGATTATTTTGAATAACCGCGAGAGTTCCAGTAGTAATACCAGCGGTACTATTAACAGAAATTGTTTCTGTACTAGCAACTCCAATAGTTTTTACCGTAGTAAAACCAATGTTCTCAGTAGATTGAGTAGTTGGGGTAACTCTTGAAAGTACCTTAACTTCAATCGAACTATTAGCAGCAGTTTGTGCGTCAGTATTAACTCCAGTAATGATACCTTTCAGATTACCATTGAACTGAATTAGTGAACCATTGCCAGGGATCGTAGTTCCATCCTTTGCAGTGGATACGCCATAACCAACAACAAATCCTGATGCACCTGGATTAGTGGTGGCAATACTGATAATCTGATCTGACAGGTTATCAATCGTACAAACCTTCAGACTATTCGACCATGTACCGGGGTTTCTTGCTGCCCAGTAGAAACTGGAGTCTGTCTGATGATTCTGCTCATAATCATCCAGGTTGTCAATTCTAACAGTATCCGAAGCTTGTTGAGTTCCGGCATTACCATTATTCAGGGTGTCTCCACCGACTCTAACAACTTTTAGAATACCACCGTAGGAGAGGAATGAATTTCCAGACATCCAGTACTCGTACTGTCTATCAGTTCCAATTGGCTTACCAAAAGTATCAAGGAATTGTTGCTGTGTCTCAATCGTAATTGGCTCATTTACCGGTCCCAGTGAAAAGGGTCCTGCAATTGCACCAATGTTGTCAAGAACATTCTCAGCTCTTCCAACAGTTAAGTCAACTTCCCTGACTAAAACTCCTGGAGATAGTTGAGGAGTAGCCATGTTTTCTCTCTCCTTTGTTACTCATTTAACTAAAAATATTTATGAATATCCCGGTTTTGATAGGGTAAACAAGAAGTAAACCCTACCAATCAGGATATTCCCATCTTGATTTCGGAGTTCGGTCTTTCTTTCTCTCTTTTACATACTCAATGAAACACTCCTTACAGACATATGAATATGAAGAAGGAACCGCTCCTCTATCTTTTCTTGTCCTGTAAAAATCGTCCACAAGATTTTTGACTTCACCACAACTTTTACATCTTCTATCATTTAACAGTAAATGACCTAGTTCTAGTTGCTCATCAAAGTCCATTAGTAGTTCCAGAGTTCCCAACCACCGGCTGCCGAACCATACTCATCATATTCATTACTCTTGGTATACCACCTGTCTCCCTCGTTATCTACAAAGGTTCCTTCATCTAAACCATCATTCATAAAACCAAATGGTGCCATGTCTTGTTCTATTTGATTCTTCTGTTCCTCATATAATCTCTTACGAACATCTTGGTCGGTCAGTTCTTTAAAGTAATCTTGAGCAACCAACCATGCATAGATGACTAGACACATTGCAAGGTCATCATTACAACCTTCTTCTGCTTCGAATGAATTACTCTTTGAAATGAATGTAGTCAGTTCTGAGATAATCTCATAATCATTAAAAATGAGTTTATCTTCTTCAATCATTGTCTTGAGATTAAGTGACCCAATCTTCTTGACAGTCTTGGACATCTTAACTCCAAGTTGTGTTTTAGTTCCAGAGAAACCCTGTCCTACAACCTGTCCTGCTCTACCACGCATTGCACACATCAGAACATTCTGATACTCTAAATCATATTGAAGAATACTTGCAACCTGGTCTCCAATATCATTGACCTCACAAAGAACAAATGCATTGTTGTATTTCTTTGCTAACTGAAAAATAATGTTAGGGAACAACATTGGTTTGATTTCATTGTTCCTATACTTCGCCACAACTCTATGTGGGAATGTAGTAATATCAGTAATAATAAATGCAGAGTAGTCATTACCTACTCCTCGTGCAACGTCAACAGTTGCAATATAATCGTGGTCAGGAATTGGTGCAACATGAACATCCAGTCCTGCACTCGTTTGAATTGGATTATCATACACCATAGTTTTGAGTTTACTTGGTGCAATTAATGTATCAACAGACCCAAGAAATTCACACTCAAACTCAATCTTGAACTGTTGTTCAGAAGTGTTCTTGATTGTTTGCTCTTTCCAGACTTCATCCCTACCAGGAACTTCTGACCAATGAACGTCAGTTGGAATATATTCATTCTTTGCCTTCTCTGCATCATGCCACATTCTATAAAAGTGGTTCATGCCGTGAGGCGTAGAAACAATAATTACCTTCGTTGATTTACCTGAAGTGATAGTAGGATAAACAGAGGCAAAGAATGCGTCAGCAACATGATTGGGAACAAACGCAAATTCGTCCAAGAAGAGGATATTGAAAGACATACCTCGAACAGCTGACGCTGAGGTAGAAGCTGCAAGTATCTTACTACCGTTCTCTAACTCAATGTT